GACTACTTTGCAAAATTGGCTGCTCAAAAAGCATTGACTTATGCAGGTTCTGAGCTTTTGACTGAAAGGAAAGCTGATGCTGACGTTATTGACTTTGATACTGATGCAAACACTTCAGGTACTAAAGTTATCACTAGCACAAACATCTTGGACATTATGCAAAGTTCTTACGAGGCAATGTCTGACGTTATGCTATCTGCTGTTTATGGCGATGCTGACCGTGAGTTCCGTCCTGCATACTTCTTAGGTACTAAGGCTTACCAAGCGTTCCAAATTGCTATGGCTGAAGACTTTGCTCAATCTATGACATTGTCTAGCAGCGAAGGTATTGCTAAAGGTGCTATCCCAACATACTACGGTATGGAAGTTATCCACCTTGCTAGTTTAGCTGACAACAATATTATTGTTTGTTCACCAAGTAACTTGGTTATGTTGACTGATGACTACAATGATGTTGCAGCTATCGATAGCGAATACGAAGCTAAAGAAAACAGCGAGTACCTATGGGGTCGCTTTAAACTAGGTTTCTCTTACCTAAAAGGAGATGAGATTGTTCTTATAACGAACATTGACCCTTCTTAATAACTGAATAATAACAAAGGGGAAGGTTCGCCTTCCCTTTTTAATACCTAATAATAAATGGCTTGTAACGTAACTCTTACTGACATCACTTACTCTTGTGATGACATTGCATTGGGAGGTCTTACTAAAGTATACTTGTTAGACAAGAATACTTTAGATGCTGCTTCTCCTGAAGTTTCTGTTTCTAGTGATGTGGTAACAATATCTCCTACAGGTGCTACTCTTGATGCTGATACATTAATCGCTTCTATTGAGTTTAACCTAAAAGATGGTTTCTCTACATTTACTGATGTAAAAACTATTTCTGACGGATCAGTATCTGCTGTTCCTACAATCACTATCGAACTACCTAAGATGAGTTTAGCTAACAGAGATGCTCTCGAAGACCTATCTAGCCCTAACGCTGAGATAGTTGCTTTCGTTGAGACTGCTGCTGGTACTCGTCACTTGGTTGGATTTGATTATGGTTTGTTTGTATCTACAATCGATGGTGCTGCCGGTACTGCTCGTTCTGATAAAAACAGATACCAAATTACATTGACTGGTGAGCAAGTAAACTTAGCTTATCACATTACAGATGCTGAGTGGGCTAAAGTAGCTTAATACTTTTATCTTGTAAATTATAACAAGGGAGGGTTGATTAATTTCTTCCCTCCTTTTTTAATACAAAAAAATATGGCTTTCAATTGCACAACATTACTTAGCGACATTGATATCAACTGTAGTAAGATTACTGCCGGAGGTATTAAGAAAGCTATCCTTACACTTCAAAATAATATAACTATTACCTTTGATGGTAGTGATGAAACTATAGTAGATTCAGTAGATTTCGTTGACTACACAAAGATAGCCACTTTCACTCATAATGTAAAAGACGGCACTACATCATTTACTGAGGCTAAGAACACTACAAACGGATTAGGGGTAGTTACTACAAACATTACCATACAAACACCTGCGGTAGATAATAAGATCAACAAGATAGATAATATGTCTCGTAGAGAAGACATCGTATGTATCTTACTACACAACAACAACACCGTAACCATTTCGGGATGGATGGATGGATTAACAATGAATTACGATGCTGCATCCGGTACGGGAATAAGTGATAAGTCTTATGTTAATGTCACCCTAACTACTGAAAGCGGAATAGCTTCTTTAGGTTTTGACAGATTAGACTCTAATGGAAATGAGATATTTGTTGACCCAACTATTTTTGATTAATGGGATATTTGCTTAACTCAGGTAGTGGTTTTTTAAAGGATGCGGTTAATGTTGCATCCGATGTAAAGACATACCTTATAAATAAAGGAGGATACCTATATGATACTATTAGAATAGGTATTAACGATTATGGTCAAAGGGTATTAGACGATAGTGGTACTATAGAAGGTTCTTCTAGTGCTGCTGCTTCTTACAAAGAAATCACCAAGACTATATTTGATGCATCTTCTTTAGTATTATTTCCTTCCGGATACAAAGAATCTAAAGTATATTCCCACAAGCCTATTGATGGTAGTGGGGATTTTACTTACACTCGTGGTACGGATACTGCTACAAGGGTTAACGAGCAGGGGTTGATAGAAAAAGAAAGCGATGGCTTAACAGATTCTATGCCTCGTATAGATCACCTGGGAGGAACAGCATCTTTACTGCTTGAGCCACAAAGAACAAATCAAATCGTTGATAGCGAAGACTTCTCTACTACTAATTGGGATAGAAGGTCTTGTACGGTGACTTCTTCAGCGACTACAAGTCCTGATGGAACTACCAACGCATCTAAGATTGTAGCAGACAACGGAACGACAAACTTTAGATTAAGACCTACTTCAGCAACAGGAGTTGCAGGTAATAACGTACATTCTGTATTTGTTAAACACCTTACAGGTGGATTTGACTATATAGTCTTAGGAAGCACTAATACTCAACATAGATATGCTTTTAACATCAAGACAGGCACTACGGTAGGGAACTTAAACCCTACATACGTGGCAGTAGCATCTATAGAAGATTACGGAAACGGTTGGTACAGATGTTCTATAATGGTAAATAGTAGTGGCCCTAGTAAGTTTGAAATATACCTTTCCGATGACGGCACAGGAATTACAGCTACAGGAGATGCAACTAAAGGTGCATACATTTGGGGAGCGCAGACAGAACAAGGTGCTACATACCCAACATCCTACATACCCACTTATAACGCAAGTGCTACGAGAGCTGCGGATGTAACAAGCGTTACAAATGTATCCGGTTTAATAGGTCAAACGGAAGGTACTATCTATTGTGAGTTTGAATACAACGGAGCAGAAGATACTAGCGTATTTAATCGCATCATTGGTTTAGGAACGGGAGTTACTCAAAATAGGATAGTACTTGCAAAGAATAACACTACGGCAGAACTTGTAGCTTTTGTCGTTAGCGGTGGCACTAATCAAATATTCCAAGCAATATCGGGAACATCAATAATAGGACACCATAAAGTAGCTTATAGCTACAAAGCAAACGAACACAAAGTTTATTTAGATGGTCAACTTGAATTTACTGATACTTCCGCTTCAGTCCCTACTACTACGGATGTGTATGTAGGAACGGCAGAAGATGGCACTCCAGATAAGGAGTTAGGCGGTGTAGTGAAGCAGTCTATAATCTTTAAGGAGGTTTTATCGGAAGATGATTGTAAAGCACTAACAGCCCTTTAATATGAGACAGTTCCGTAAATACGAGTTCGGTAGCAAAGGTGCTGCCACCACAAAGATAAACGCTTTAGGCGTAAACGAAGAAGGTAACCCTACACATAACCACATCATAGCACACTTAGGCGAAATAGAAGGCTCTGAGAGTTATCATATAGATGTACTATGGGATGGTGAGGCAGACCCTAATTGGAACAAACAGATGATATGGTGTGAGCCTTTAGGACTACATACCTTTGGTGCTAAATCAGCACAAGAATATACAGCAGCGTATTACGAGGCTAATCCTGAGATGATACCTGTTGTTGAAGAAGAAGAAATAGAAGAATAATTGTAAATTAAATAAAGAATAATATGTCTTTCGAGAATATAATTAAAGACGGTAATTTCTACCAAGCAAGTACAGGAGACTACGGATTTAGAATACTTACAGGTAACGCAGCAACTCCAACACAAGAAACAAGTGTTGTAGGAGAGAGCTTCCGTTCTATCCAAGCATTAAATTCAACAGTTACAGTAACAGCTACATCGGTAAATGGAGACCACCTTTCAGGTCAAGTAATTCCTAAAGGTGGTGTAATCTTAGGTAAGTTTACATCTATTACTATAACTGACGGAACAGCAATCGCTTATCTTGCATCTTAATGGCATTTCTTAATACACTTTCTACCTCTTATTTAAGTGTTTCAAGAAGTTCATTAGGCACAGGTGCTGCATTAGACGAGTTTGGACAGAACGCTTTGTTCGGTTATTCCTTGCGTAAGGTAAGGGATGATGCAGACAAGTGTGTTCGAGTGCGTAGAGATAGTGATAACACAGAACAAGATATTGGTTTTAACGGTGATAGCATAGACATAGCTGCTTTAGAATCTTTTATAGAAGGTGCTTCTGCTTATGTAAAGATATGGTATCAACAGTTAGGAGGAACATCACATTTTGCTGCTGTCACAAACACACAACAACCACCTATAGCAGAAAACGGTAGCGTATTGACAGACCCTGTAACGGGTCTTCCTTGTATTAGGTTTAATGGAGGTAGGTACTTAGAATACACAGCAACAGGAGGTAATTATAGTGACTCAAGCGGTTGGTCTGTAGAAATATTTAACTCCTTGACATCAGAATA